CACGCTGCGTTAGCGTGGGCCCATCTATTGGCTCTAGCGTGCGTTTAGGAACGCTAACCAAGTACTGTTATACAGTGCACTTATCTGTCGCGAATACAAGGCTTTCTATCCCTTGCTTTTAACAAAATCAAGGAGGTTTCCCTCCAGGTTCGTTGCAGTTATTGTGTAAAGGTCCCTCATATTAGCTTAAAGGGATCGTCCTTCTATAAACATTGTTATTATGATCAACAAATCTACTAAAACTAATCTCAAGTGCAAGGAGCTTTTCGACTCCACTGCTAATCTCTTCGAAAAGGTTATTCGTTTATTGCCTTTAACAAACAAAGAAGTTAAAAGATTCTGTTACATCAGAAGCATATATACTTATCGCTTACTGAAAAGAATTTCATGTAACGGTATAAAGTACGCTCTTAATGAGTTCAAAGAACTCAAGCGGATTTGTACTTGTATAGCGACTGGTGAGGAATATAGTTATTCACTCCGGGGTCTTCATCCGAGTTTAATCGGTGATTACCCAGCTTATCTCGACTTATTAGCTTCTTCCCTCAAGGGATCAGCCGTACATAAACGAGTAGCTCTAACAATTGCTAATGTGACAAACTTGTTGCATCTGCAAGTGGACAATGATCTTGAACAGATCACTGGGCTCTCTACGGCCACTAACCTTGAAAGCATCTGTGCCGATTTCGACGAATTCATTTTGAAATGTGATATTCTCAAACCGGTGGATGAGCAAGTTCTTCCTATGTACGCTATGGAACCATACGTATCTTTTAGGAAAGGACCTAACGGTATTTCTTCGCTTTCGCTCCTTTTCGATTATGTCGCTCTGAAGAATGACCCTTTATTGGGAAGTTCTGTATCGGAGCTCTTGGAGATTACGTCTCCAGACATCCACAAGCGTTTTGTGGATTACGCTAATCAGGACACGTCTAAGCTTTCTTCCCGGGTTTGCCAGCATAGTAAGATATCTCAGATATCTGAAAAGGCTGGTAAAACTCGAAAGATCGCCATCATAGACGGCTGGAGCCAGTCGGCATTAAAACCTATTCATAATTGCGTTTATGGCATTCTGGAAAGTATCCATTGTGATGGTACTTTCGATCAGTTTGCTTGCTTTTCATTGGCAGTTAAAATGGCTAATGAATTAGGTACATCGTACTCATACGATTTATCGAGCGCAACCGACAGATTCCCTATCGAACTACAGCTGTGCGTTATGCGCAGGTTGTTTGGAGATAGAGTCGCGGGATTATGGGCTAAGGTGATTAAGGATAGAGACTTCTCTATTAAGATGTCTGGGCATGGTAACGTTACTGAGATACGGCACGGTGTTCGATGGAAAGTCGGACAACCTTTAGGTGCCTTATCATCGTGGGGAGTTTTCGCGCTAACACATCATTTGTTTATCAAATTTTGTGCATCCGATCCAAAGTATAACAAGTATGTTATCCTTGGTGACGATATTCAGATCTTTAATTCTGAAGTCGCGAGAAAGTACGTCGCTACGATGTTGGCATGTGGAGTTCAGATTGCTCTACCCAAGTCATTCGTGACTCAGGGTCCCATTGTTCATGGTGAGTTCTGTAAAAGGATTTACCTTGGTAATGATGAGCTTTCGCCCATACCTTCTAGTACTCTTTTATCCGTTGTGAAGGACTTTACTGCCCTTCCTTCGTTAATTGAGGAAATTGTAGAAAGATGGAATGTACCCTTGGGCCTTTGTCTCGATCACTTTCGTGATTTTGACTTTGGTCCGGGGGTTTCCAGAAGACGTGTACATGTAACGCTCGGTTTATTAGGATCCCGTGGGGCAATAAGCGGTTTTGAACCCGCTGTTTTTGCGTATCCACTGGATCTAGTATTCCGTGACGCATGTGATTTTAAAGTCACTATGTCAAAGGTGTTACTTGAGTTAGCCGCTAAAGTCTTAAAGACTTTAGTCGAACCCCTCCGCCAACTTTATACGGAGTGTGAAGAAGAAGTTTCCTCATCGGGTTCATCTACTGGTTTTAATCCCTATAATTGGGACAGTGATGACGATGATGAGCCGCCCAAGCAGTCCTTTCCGGACCGCAAGGGTGCTACCGCGGAATTCTCGAATAAATTACTCGAGGTCTATGCGTCTCTTCGGACCCATAGATTCCTTCAGCTTAAGAAGGTATTCTTTCAACGCTATGCAAAACGCGTTGGTGGTAAGTACGTCGACCTCTCGGACGGGGATCGTGAGATCCTCGAATGTGTCTGGAAAGTTATAAATTCCAGATGCAACGAAGAACCGATCTCGGTGGCTTTCGGCCACCAAGAAACCTTAGTTAACAGATTAGCAGATATGCTTATCTTTCCTAAGGCCGAGGAAATTGAATCAGGGTCCTTGTATAACGGCGGACTTTACGTCCCAGATTATACTCTTGTCCAATCTATTTCTAGACGACAGGTAGCAGACCCTAAAGCAAAACCAAGACTAGTTGATAGTCTTGTCGGAAAAGTGATAACTAAGTGTTTCTCTAGGTTACCAGATCGGTTTAGCGACGAATATTTTCGCCGCCTGGAGGATTTATCTCCTCCATGAGACGCTTATTCAACTTTATTTCTGTTAAAGTCTATCCCGGGGGGTTATTCCGGGCTCCACGATAGTGGGTAAGCGTG